ATTCCTCTGCAACATCGGCCGAGACAAAAAGAGCAAAGCTGCAGCTTCCCTCCTGGCGGCGACAGGAGGCGGTGCTCCGGGGCTATGAGGCCCTTGGTAACCTGACGGCGGCGTGTGAGTCTGCCGGGGTGTCGAGGCGGACGGCCGAGCACTGGCGGAGGGTTGACGCTCTGGGTTTCGCTGACCGCCTGGCCAACGCTCAGGGCGGCTTCGGTGACCGGCTCGAGGCGCTAGCGTGGGACCAGGTCCAGCGTATGAAACCGGGGCAGAATCCCACCCTGTTAATCTGCCTGCTGAACGCCACACTCCCGAACAAGTACCGACCGGCGGTCCAGGTGGACCCGGTGACGGCGCGGGATACGTTGGCTGAGCTGCGCCGGTTGGCCAGCACGGGGACCGCAGCCGGGGACCCACCCGACGACCGGGGCGCGGCGGCAGTGGCCGAGGCCGAGCGCCTCCTGGCCGGCAGGGCCACGCCGGGCCCAGGGAACAGGGCGGAAGGTGGCGACGACGGCGACGATGGCGGCCACCAGGGCCACCAGGGCCAGGGCCAGGGCCCAGACCACCTGGAGCCGGGGCCCAGCGGGGCCCAGTAACAGAGGAACGCGCGCCCGGGGCCCGGCATGGCTTGACGCGCACGGTGTTATTTAAGTACCCACCCTCGCCGGTTCATTTTGCTGAAAAGGACTTCTGATGCCAGACATGATCCTGAATCACCAGCCGCGGACGTTGTGCGAATACTTCTCGCAGTGGGACGACTTTGACGATACTGTTTGGTACGACGAGTTTGACGCTGCTTTTGTGGGTTTTGGTTGGCAGTTCAACGTAGGTCCGGTTGTGGTGTACGACCAGGAGCGGGTGATGGAGATCCTGGTGGCTGATGGTTATGGGGACAGTGAGGACCCGGAGATGGACGCATTGGAGCATTTTAACTTCAATGTGATTGGTGGGTATGTGGGTGAGAGGACGCCGATCTTTTTGACGCATGTGGGGGATAAGGCTGTGGAGGATTTCTTGAAGCGTAAGGCTGGTGCGGAGATCAGTGGGTGGTCTGTGGACATATCGGCTGAGGGGGTTACTGAGATCAGCTGATGCCGTTAGCGCCAGAGGTAGTTGATTACTTGTTTGGCAAGGTGGATTTCGAGCCTACGTTGTTACAGCGTGGGATATTGGATTGCCGCAAGCGTTACGTATTGGTGAGTGGGGGTGAGCAGGCGGGGAAGAGCATGGTAGCGAGCAAGTATCTATTGAGCCGGTTCATGGATACGGAGGGGCCTGGGTTGTACTGGTTGGTGGCGGCGGATTATGAGCGTACACGAGCTGAGTTTGATTACTTGGTGAGTGATTTCGCTGCTTTGGGGGTCCTTGCTGAGTCTACCAAGCGTGTTGATCCTGGGCGGATAGTGTTGGCGGATGGGACGCGGATTGAGACGAAGAGTGGCAAGGACCCTCGGACGTTGGCGATGCGTGCGCCGAACGGGATTTTGGGGTGTGAGGCTAGTCAGTTGGACCATGAGACGTTCTACCGGATACGGAGCCGTTTGGCGCCGAAGAAGGGGTGGATGTTCTTGAGTGGGACGATGGAGGGTTCGTTGGGGTGGTACCCGCAGTTGGCGACTGCGTGGCAGGCGGGTGCGGGTGATGAGCAGAGTTTCACGTTGCCTAGCTGGAGCAATCATCATTTGTATCCTGGGGGGAGGGAGGACCCGGAGATACAGGCGTTGAAGGATAACAGTCCGGACGAGTTCTTCTTGGAGCGTATTGAGGGGATACCGTGTCCGCCGAGTGGGTTGGTGTTCACTGAGTTCCGTGCTGACTTGCATCTGGAGGATGTGAAGTACGAGCCCAATGTGCCGGTCCACATATGGATGGATCCTGGGTATGCGGGGGCGTATGCGGTGGAGGTGGTGCAGATTGTTGATGAGCAGGTGAGGGTGATTGATGAGATTTACGAGAGGGGGCTTGTGACCAGTGAGGTGATCCGGGTATGTCAGTCGCGGGAGTGGTGGCAGGATGTGCAGTATGGGGCGATCGATGTAGCTGGGACTCAGCATCAGGCTATGGCGGCGCCGACCGAGGTATGGTTGAAGGAGACCGGGTTGTATCTGGCGAGCCAGAAGGTGCGTATCAATGAGGGTACTGAGCGTTTGAAGGGGTTCTTCAAGCCAGACCCTTTGAGTGGTAGGCCGAAGATAGTTATCTCTCCGAGGGCTCTTGGGGTATTGAGTGAGTTGGGGGCTGCGCCGAACCCGTTTGACGGTCAGACGCGGGTGTACAAGTGGAAGACCGACCGTGATGGGAACATAGTTGGTCAGAGTCCGGAGGACAAGTACAACCACGGGGTAAAGGCATTGATCTACGGGATAGTGGACCGTTTTGGGTACGGGGTGATGCGTAATCGTGAGCGTATCAAGGTGAAGCATTGGTGATGATGTATGGCTAAGTCTGATTGCGATCCTGACGAGATCATGAATGCTGTGCAGCGTCATGCTGATGAGACTGATGCTCTGCGCCAGCGGATGGAGGAGGACTATGACATCTACCGTTTGACTCCTTATGACGCGGGGGATGGGTACCAGTCGTATACCAGTAACGAGCCTCAGACCTATGCGGACAAGATCATTGGGTGGATGGCTGCTCACAGGTTGATAGTGAGCGTTCCCCACCGTGGGGATGCGCTGCAGGAGCGGGAGCGTAACGACCAGAAGGAGAGGTTCTTGATCGGGCTTTTGAAGGCGGTTGATGAAGAGTTGACCGTAAACCAGCTTGAGCCCAAGTTGCAGCAGACGTTGTCATCGATGATCTGTTTGCGTGGTTGGTATGCCGGCCGTGCATTGATTGCGAAGGACCAGGATGACGAGTCGACGTATGTGAGCGTGCAGCCCTGGGACCCGATGCACACGTACTGGAGTCTTGGCAGGCGTGGTCTGGACTGGGCTTGTTACAAGGTGAGGCGGACGTTACAGGAGGTTAGGGCTGAGTACCCTGATTTCCAGCTTGATGAGTGGACCGTAGGGAACCAGAACCCGGACGAGTTCGGGTTGGACGTTTATGACTACTACGACCGTGAGCAGAACTGTGTGGTGATCCAGGGTCAGTTTGCCAAGAAGCCGCAGGAGCATGGAGCTGACAGGGTGCCGGTGTTCCTGGGGATGGTAGGGGCGCTGCCCCGTTTGCAGGGGCGTTTCAACGGCCGTTTGGACCCGGACATGATAGCTGAGTACGGGGAGAGTTTGTTCCGTTCCAACCGGGCGTTGTACGAGAAGCACAATTTCACCATGTCCGTGATGATGGAGATGGTAGCCCGGGCGCAGAAGCAGACTGTGTTGGTGCGTTCTAGGGACGGTTCTAAGACCCTGGACGAGGACCCCTACCAGGCTGGCAGTGAGATCGGTCTTGCGGAGGGGGAGAACGTGGAGCCCCTGGGTTTGCTTGAGGTAGCTCGTGAGACTGGGGCTTACATGGGCCTGGTTTCGAGTGAATTGCAGCGTGGGTCGTTGCCTCATTCGGTGCATGGGGAGCTGCAGTTCCAGCTTTCTGGGTTTGCGATCAACACGTTGAGGCAGGGTATCCAGACGGTGCTGGAGCCCCGTCTGGACGCGCTGCGGACTTGTTACACGCAGATATGCAACCTGCTTTCTGACCAGTATGGCAGTGGGTCGTTCGATGCGATCGAGCTTTCTGGTTTTGCGAAAAACCGGCAGTGGTTCAGTGAGGAGATCACTTACGATATGATCGAGGGGGTAGGGGCCCCTGAGATCGATTTCGTGGGGAATCTGCCGCAGGATGAGATGTCCAAGATGAGCATGGCGCAGATGGCCCGTGAGGGTCAGATGCCGTTACTTGATGACCGTACCATACGTGATGAGATCCTGGGTCTCCAGTCTGCGGACGAGGTAGAGAACCAGATCAAGGAGCAGATGGCGGAGCGGATGCTCCCGGAGGCTGCCATGTGGACCATCATGAAGGCTACTGAGGAACGTGGCAGGTCTGATCTGGCCCAGTTTTACATGGGTGGGTTGATGGAGATCATGCAGCAGAAGCAGATGATGCAGCAGCAGATGATGGCCGGGGCTGGTGCTCCTCCTCCCGGGCCTGGTGCTCCTGCTGGTCCACCTGGTCCGCCTGGGCCTGGGGGTTTGCCTCCTTCTCCTCCGGGTCCGGGTGGGCCAACTTTAAGACCGGAAGTCATGCCTAATGCTGGTCTGGGGGTACCGCCGCCGATGCCGACTCCCCAGGCTGGGCCTAACGTCCCGGAGGGGTCGCCCCGCCCTGGTGGGCAGGAAGAGGTGGAGAGACTAAGAAGACTGGGCCTGTTTGGTCCGAGAGGTTAGAAGATGCCAATCACCGTACAGCAGTTCGATTTCATCGCTGAGATCCAGGGTGTTAAGGCAGCTCTGCGGGTAGCGGAAGAGGCGGGTGGCGTCACTGGCACCAGAGACGTGCCTACCCAGATCACAGCAGGGCCAGGTGTGGGCCAAACTGGAGCAAGGAATCTTGCCAGCGGTCGCGTCGACGGGGTCCCCACATTCATGCCGGGGACTCGACCAGGCCCTGGTACACAAGCAATAGCCGCGCAGCCATTGGCGCCTCTACAGTATTTGCAGACGCCGGCTGGCGGGCCTATGTTTCAACCAGGTCTGCCAGCTAATCTTCCTAACTGGGCTGCAGAGGAACCCCCCGTAACTGCGGGATCTTCGGACCAGGATATCCTGAAGAGGGCCATTGGTGGGGAGATCATTACGACCCAGGAGCTGGCTACCATGGCGGAGGGGGTAGCCAAGGCCCAGGCAGCCAACCAGGTGGCCCAGAACGTGGTTGCCCAGTATGGC